CAGGTAAACTTTTCTTACCATAGTAACCTCTATCTTTGCTACCGCCATTCATAAACTCATTATCCATAATACCAGTAAGAGATACACCTAATAGTGCTTCTTCTTCTGTATTGTGTACCCACTTAGGACGTAAACGCTTAAGGTTAGTAAGTGATGCTTGGAATGTACCCAGTATAGTAGCTAATCTGACCTTACGGAGTATATCCTTCTGCGTGTCTTCTGCTCTGACTACTACTTCAGTAAGATTACAAAATTGACCATCTCTCAGTATGATTTCACTACAAGGATTACAACCAAATTCGTGCTCAGTATCACGTCTACCAATAGATGCCACTTGTTTGATAGCGGCTTCTCTGTTAAAGATACCACGCTCACCAGACTTAGACTCATATAAAGACGTCCACTCTTTCATAAAGATACCAATATCAGGTTTCTCTGTATAGCATACACTATTATTACTTAGAGCCATCTCTGGTGTATCAGACCACCATTGACCACTCTTAGCATTACGCATACGCTCATCAGTAAGGTTAGATAGAGATATTAGGGCACTTCGTCTAACACCGCCCACTACAACTACCTCTGCAATCTTACACATCATTCTATGACATTCATAGCTAGTCAGCTTACGACCACCTGCTTCTTTAAAGATGTTAGTAGCAAAGTTAAACAAGTCAAGTAGAGGCTCTGGTCCACTAGCCCTGCCACCAAAGGTAGCTAGTCTAGCACCCTTAGGTCTAACCTTAGAGAAGTCCCACTTAGGCATCTCACCATCATATAAATAAGTAATCAGCTTACGGAATGCAGACTGCCACCCTTCCTTAGAATCCTGGACTACGATGACATCATCTATATCTACCATATCTGTAGGGACTTCAGGTAGTTTATTAACTGCTTGTCTCTCAACACTAAAGCCTACTCCAGTACCGTGCATCAGAACGAATAGGCATTCATCAAATGCTTTGGGGTGGTCTACACTAAGGTAAGCACAGTTGTACCCTGCTATATTATTCTTAGCTAAGGCAGGACCTGCAGTCATAAGAGCTCTCATACTAGGCATAACTTCTAAGTTACATACTGCTTCCTCAAGTATTTTCCTAGTCTTAGGTACTAACTCTTGGTTTGTATTTTCTTTTAAATGTTGCTCCATAAAATCAAAGTATCTAGCAACGGTTTCTTTCCAAGTCTCTCTCCGCTTCTTCTCAGGTAGCCATCGTGCGTACCTGCTAAGGGCAATAAAGTTTTGGTAATCGTTTGGTAATTTATTCAATTTATTCATCCTCCATTGGGTCTATTTCAATGTTCAGCATCTTGCTTCCATCGTCATCTAAGTAAGTATTATATTTCAGTCTTCCGTTTCTGTGCATCTGAACAGCATCAGTTATCCCTCTATCATAACATTTAGTACCGTGTCTCCACAATAAGAATCCTCCCATTGTAAGCAATACTAATATAAGAAAGATAAAGTTTTCAGTAGGTATCATCATCATTATCGTCAAACTCCTCTCGTTTATCTATCAGTTTATCTTCAAACTCGTGTAGCAACTCTTCAGTTGTTATGTCGAGTATCTCACACATAGTGCAAGGGTCTATAGCTTCTTGGACTATTCGTTCTTTAAGTTCATTAAGAGTTAGAGCCATACTGCCCTCCCTCGTGTTCTATGAGCTTATCTAAGAACCAACGAGCTTTCTTTAGGTCTTCTAAACCGTTTTTATATCTCCACCTGCAAATGTATTTAGCAACACTAGCAGTTAGGTAGTCCATATCTTGGTCTAAGATAAAATCTATGACCTCAATATTGCCTTGCTTGTAATGGTTAGGATTTATTTTATCTTCGTCCATTCCTTTAACTCCTTTATTTCTTTTGTTGAGAATATTTTGATGTCGTACTTCTCACACCATTTTCTATAGGTTATCTTGTTACCCTTAGCTACCTTAGAGTCGGGGCGGGGCATCAGAAATATTAACTCCTTGCCTTCGAATCTCATCTGTTCAGCAATTGATTTATACTTCTGTCTATCCCCGCTCCTAAAGAACCCTTTAACTTCTATATGATACTTACCCTTAACAAAGTCAGGAGTATAGTTCTTTCGGATAGTATAGGCTATCCTACAAGGCTCATATTTCCATTCCTTACCAAGAGCTTCATAACATTCTTTCTCTAACTTACTTCGAAATTTCAATGCCATCTGCATCAACCTCCAAAACATTTGGATTTTTAGCGACATAAGTTAAATATCTAGGTCCGTTAGAGTAAATAAAAGTTCTTAAGCTCGGCCAACACTCACGCTTGTAAGCACAATAACTACAACCTACAGGCAATTTCATATTTCCTGATTTACCATCAGGTATATGTCCATAACATCTCGTAGGCGGTGTCTCAGATTTAACTACTCTCTTTATATTTTTAATTCTTTCTTCTATAGAGAAAAAGTTTAACTTCGACCAGTACCATTGAGACTCATCGGCCATATCATACTTTAGGTATGTTAGATGTCCGTTAGTCTTATCCATAACTAACCAACCTACATCTGTCACACCCTCTGAATGAGCATAGCCTTTGATTTGGTCTACATATCCAAAAGGATCATTGTCTATTAATGAGCCATCTTTGAATTTCTTAAAGCCATAAGGAGATGCTGACTTAACGTCTGTTAATACACCATCAATCTTACAGTCCATAGATCCTTTAATACCATTTACTTCTGCTTGCTTCTGTTCATCTGTCACATCGTGACCAGAAAGTTTAGTAAGTGCTAGTATCATTTCTTCAATCAAGTGACCATAGAGGAACTTGATTCTAGTGTGAGGCATAAGTTCCTCGCCTTTATAGCCATTATAAGAATACCACAGTTGTCTATCCTTCTTACCTATGTTAGACATACGGAGCTTACGTCTATCAAACTCGTGTTCTGTAATATTATCTCGTAATATTTGCTTCATATTCTCACCGAAGTCGTTTATTACTTGTTCAATAGGTACACCATCAGGGATTTCTTTGGTGTCTATCATACGATATATATCGTCTACTAATGTGTCTGTTGCCACGTTTCACCTACCTTGTATTCACCGTCCAAAGGACAGTTTAGTTTAAAAGATTTACCTGCTTGTATAATAGCCCCTACCGCTAGATCACCGAAGAAGTCTGCTTGGTCTTCTCTGACCTCGCATTGGAACTCATCGTGTACATTCAAAACAAATTTATAGTCTATACTATATTGCTTTGCGTAACTATCTAGTAATATCAACGCTTTCTTCATAATCACCGCACCTGCGCTCTGTAGTAGAGTATTTAGTGCTGAGTGTTGTGAGCGTATGTGTAGCTTACGTCCATCCAATCCAGTAACCCAACCTTTCTCGCTAGATTGAGAAACCTTTTCTCGCAGTTGTTTTAGTGCAGGCGTATTGTCAAGAAAGTTCTTCTTAAGAGCTCTCCCGTGTCCTGCGCCTCCTCCGGAAACCTCACCAATCTTACTATCTCCGGCTCCATATAAGAACGCATAAATAAAAGTCTTAGCTTGGTCTCTAGTTTGTAGTCCTGCTGACTTCTGATTAGCAGAATGAATGTCACCGTTAAGTATCTCATTAGTGTATTTATCATCATTCATATAGTGTGCTAACATTCTAAGTTCTAGACCACTAGCATCACAACCAACCAACTTGTAACCTTCTGGTACAGTCCACAAGTCTCTACAGTCAGCACCATAGCCACCCTCAAAACCCCAAAGTATTTTACCGTCCTTTCCGTGCCTAGTCGCAGGGACTTGAGCACAGTTAGGCTTAGAGTGTGTCATCCTACCAGTCACAGCACCGCAAGAGTTTACCCTACCGTGTACTCGACCAGTACGCTCATTAATAGCTTCTACCCAACTCTTAACCATAGCAACACGCTTGGTAATCGTCAAGTAATCTACAATCAACTGTGCCTCAGGTATCTTAACAGTCTTAAGCACCTTCTCGTCTACGATAGGATTGCCCTTCTCAGTAAAAGATTTAGGTTTCCAGCCGAAGTGCTGGAGGTACTTAGCTATCTGTTGCCTTGAGCCTAAGTTAAACTCAGGGTACTCATAGTATCCCCAGTCACAGTCTCTAAAGTGTGCACCCTTATCTAACTGTGCTTGATACCTCTTAGAGATACTACCATCTTTATTCTTACATTTATCTTTAGGATGTGGTAAGTCTATCCATACAGGCAGAGGTTTAAATCTTTCGTGTACCTCATCCTCTATATCTAGTACCTTCTCCTTCATCTCAGCTAGTAGTTCATACGCACGCTCCTCATTAAGTATCATACCGTTATCAGTCTGTTGCCTAATAATGTCAGCCGTTGTATGCTCTATGTTTATAGCCTGATCGTCAAGATCATTAAGTTTATTATAAAGATCTTTAGTCACTCTTACATCTTGCTTACAATATTCTAACATTTCGTGGTTATACTCTTCCCAACCACCTTGATAGTCATCCTTATAATTTCCTAAACGCTCACCCCACGCTCTTAAACTATGTCCACCATCAAGGCTAGGGTTATATAGTCTGCTAAGTACGAGAGTGTCCCGTAAATTAAAAGACCAATCCATCCCAGTAATCCTACGCAAAACAGGAACATCAAAATTAATAATGTTGTGTCCCACAAGAGTGTTGACATTCTCTGATGCCAACCATTTTCGAAAAAGTCCATTGGCTTCTCCTCCTATAAAGTTGTATACAGTAGGCTCATCGTTGTCAAGCATTGCACATATGCAATGTACTCGAGTAGCTTCAAGCCCGTCAGTTTCTATATCAAAAAAAGCCTTCATCTAGTACCTCCGAAAGTCTTCCTGTCTCACTATCGTATTGTAATCTACAAGCCTTACCCGTTAGACCAGAGAACCTATTCTTTATAACCCTTAGTGTAGTCTGGTTACGAATGATAGGGTCATCGTCCTGTTGGTTACGCTCTAAGCCTATAACAATGTCAGACAGTTGGGCGATAGCAGCACTACCTCTTAACTCTGATAGTGATACTTGTCCACCTTCCTCGTGTGCTTTACCTTGTGGTCGTTTAAGATGAGAGATAAGGAATAATCCTATGCCTGTCTCTTGAACTATCTTTCTAAGGTTTGTCATAATGGCGTCAATTGCTTTTCTTTCGTCTAGTATACCATCTTGGTCACTAACAACGATAGATAAATGGTCTAAAACTATCCACTTACAATCAAAAGATTTAGCATAAGTTCTAATCACATTAAGTAGTGAGTCTTCCGACATACTACCCCAATGGTCATAGAAGTATACATTCTTATCGCCTACCGATTTCTGCCATAGAGCCTTTTTATCTTCGGGGCTTAACTCTCTCTCATACTGTGGTATGTGAATAGGTGAGTTAGCTTCGATAGACATCAAGCCTTTAACACTACGCTCAATAGATTCCTCTAAGTGAATGATAGCTAGGTTATCGTCAGTCTTATCAAGTATGTATGCCTCTAGTTCCTTAACGACACTAGTCTTACCCATACCCGAACCACTCGTTATAGTTACCAGTTCCTTAGACCTAAAGCCATAGGTTAGTTTGTTAAGACCTGCCCACGGATAATCAATATTGACGAGGTTCTCATCTTTTAGAAGATGTTCCCAAGTGTCTATACCCTTGACTATTCCCGCAGGTGTGTAAGACTCAGAAGACCACCAAGCATTGGTGAACTCTTTAATCTTACTGTTGATTAACATTTCATTGGCATCTTTCATAGGCAACTTACAGACCTTGAGCTTACCGACAGATATAATATCCTGTACATCTTTAACTGCTTGGAAACCTGCTTGGTCTTGGTCGAAACATAAGACCACATTATCAAAGGACTCGATATACTCTAAGTTCTCCTTAACGTCCCTAGCGGCTGAATTAGCCCCGTTCTTCAATGAGACAACCTGCCACTTGCCGTCAAACATTTCGCTCACAGAAAGGGCATCTATCTCGCCCTCACAGATTGTTAGATACTTACCACCCGAACGATTAGCATTCTGTCCGAATAGACCAGAACCTTTATTAGTTCCAATAATCTGAAACTCTTTAGTTGCGACAGTTCTCTCTTTGTAGCCAATTAAGTTATTGCTATCTTTTGAGTCGTAGTATGGATAGTAATGTTTGTCTATCTTACCACCTTTGTCGTAGCTTACCGTTACACCAAATTTCTTAGTGATGTCAGAGGATATCCTTCTATCTTTAATCGTTGCCCCACTTGTGCCTCGTGGTGTTACACTTTGCATTGATACTTTCTCCTCGTTAAAATGAGTTCCTGTAGTCTCTTGAGCATTCTTCTCATAGTGTCCACAGGCATTACAATAACCGTGTCCGTCAGAGTAGACCGAAAGGTTATCACCTGCTCTGTCCCCACCTGTATCTCTACAGGCAGGGCAGGGCTTATGCTCTACAAAAGTAGAGGGGTTAGGCGAAGAACTCATTCGTTTCTTCGTCAGCAGACTTATAGCCTTCAGTACGCTCACTAACCTTAACCGCAGTTAGGTAAGTAGCGAACCCGTGTTGGGGGTGTTCATTCCCCTTTTTCCATAGTATCTCAACCTTAGACTCAGCCCCGAAATCGTGTCCGATAGCTTCACCGTCTGAGGTTTTTACCATATCAAAGGATAGAGGATACTTAGTAGAAAATTTACGGGCTTGGTAAGACCCTCCATCTTCTGTCTGAATAGTCCTAACTTTGACACCTTCTTTCTCTAGTGCCTTAGCTTCCTTATCATCAAGGGCGACAGTAAGTGTGTACTTACCAGTATCTTCACCATTGAATTTTTCAGTACTGTCTAGATAGACATACTTTGCTATACCTTTAGTTATCATAATTGTTATATCCTAGAGACCTAGAAAAATAAACCTAAGTTAGCGGTCTCAAGTACTAACTTAGGTCTTTAGATTTACCTAAAGTAATAACCATAATGATTATCACTTTAGATGAATCTATAGTAATATTTTATCATACTTGTTAATCTGAGTCAACCCTAATATCTTCTTTATTTATAATCTCATCATCATCTAGCCAAGTATAGGGGTTAGAGTAGTACCTACAGACAGAGCATAAGTCAACAAACTTAGATTTATCTGTAGGCTCTCTAGCTTTAGACTCCCATTCGTTTAAAACATTATCACAACATTTACATCTCATATTGTAGACTCCTTATCTTCTGAGTTAAGACCTCTAAGTCTGATTCGTTGCTCATTATGTTCCATTCGATTAACTCTTTTTCTTCCTTGAGTCTGTCTAATAATCGAGTTGACCCCTCTAAGGGTTTGCTAAGTTCTCCTGTCTCAAAGACCAGTTCATCTTTATTCTCATAAGTCCACGGTACACCGTTTATATCAGTCTTCATTGTTAATGTCCTCCCGTCCTATAGACCAATCATCATTCTTCATTGAATGTATTCTAGCATCAAGTTCTGTTAGACCAGAGATTATAGTCTCTCCTGTCGTACCGTCTAGTACGAAGTATGTATATTCAGTCTCTTTATATACTTTTGCTAGTCTGCTTATTAGAGGTTTATTTTCCATCTCTACTCCTTACTTTTATTATCATATCTTGTAGCCTTTGAGACTGCTTGTCGTCTTCCCATTGGGTATTTATATTTAATAGGAAGTCTTCGAACTCGTCTACAATCTCACTTAAAGCGTCATTCTCCCGCTTCAAGATCCTATTAATCCGTAGTGCTTCATCATTAAAGTGTTTATTATTATTGGGATTTGTCATTATATATTTCTCCGGTGAAAGGACCTCTTCCGTATTACTAGTAAGAATAAGAAAAAGGCCCTATAAGTTATTGATTTTCCTCAAAAATTAACTGTATGCTCAACGCTATTGTCAACTAATCTTTGATACTCTTTAGCTTTGTTCTTATAAAACTTAGCTTCCTCTATGTTACCCTCAAAATCAGCGTCAAAGTAACGATTTTGCATATTTCTTAACTCGACAGCACAATCGATCAATAATACTTCTTTTAAGGGTATCCAATTACGCCCATTACTGGGCCCTTGATCTGTTAGTCTCTTAACCATTCAACTACCTCCGGCTTTATGGCCTCTCTAAGGCCCGTTATTATGTCATAAGAGTGAGATAACGCCCAATAGACACTATTATCCTTTTGATCGGAATTAAAGTTCGACATCTCAAAGCTAAGATCACCTAAAACATTTTCAATATCGTCTTGACTTATTGGTGGTAAAAAATTTTTCGTTTTTACGGGGTCCCTAGGCTCCTTAGTCTCTGTATTTTTTAACATTTCATTTTTTACGGCCTCCGATAGTTCAGGGGTCGGCATATCAATAATGATTTTATTCATTTTTTTTTATCCTTATATAGTTATAAAATTTTCCTGTCTTACAGTAAAAAACACTAGATCTAATGTTTTTTAGTGTAAAGCCTTACAAAACGACGCCCAAATTTGCTGTATTTTGGACGATCTCGCATTGAGTAAGGCCTTAGTATTACTTATTTTTATTAATATCCTCTTTAAAGCGTTCGTTTATTTCGTCGTTGATCCCTTTATAAAATGGAATTAATGCACAAGCTAGACCAATCATCGCACAAATTAAAATAAATAGATCTAATAATAAATTTTCTAACATAACTTGAAACCCCCTTAAATAGTTTGTAAATCAATTGTAAAGCCTGAATTATCTTTTTTGGCTTTACCTTTAGCAAGTAGACCAACAACAACGCCGGCAGGGTCTAAAAACCTATGATCCGAAATATCACCGTTTATAACTTTACGTCCTTTATAGGTTTCCGGTAACTCTTTACCCTTAAAAACAACGGCAATATTAAATCGCGTATTCCATACGGGCCTAAAAAGTTTTTTATATTTTGGCTTGTTTGAATAACTAAAGGTTAAATGGTAATTTTCTGGTATGTCTTTTTTATGTCTTGATATAACTTTTGTATAATCATAAAATTGAACCTCTGGAAACTCTTTAATTATTGGCATAAAGTTAATATCACTTATTACATTTAATCGGATCGCAGGCTTTACCCCGTATCTTTTACAGTCTTCAATAAATGCAAAAATATCACCCCGTACCATTGACATAAAAGCAGCCCGGTTATCTCTATAAAGTTCTGTTTTTCTTGTCCGGGCGTCAATGACAGTTGGCATAGATCCACGGCCCGCCGATTCTAAACAGGGTTGCTTACAGCCTGCCAAAATTGCCATAGCACATAAATTAACGCCTTCAACCTTATCGGCTGGCATTAATGATAAACTAGCAATAATATATTCTTCGTTGGTTCCTTCTTTTTTGATCTTAGCATTAGATCCAACGCTTAAAAGGTTATATGATTTTGAATTAAATAATTTTTTAGTTGTCATTTTGTTTTTTCCTTATGGTTATTATTAAAGGGGGCTTTTACACCCCCGTTGGTTATTTTATAAACTAATCAACTTATGAATTGAGCTATTAAAATCATCCCAATGGTTTTTGTGATTATTTTCTTTTCTTACTTCCTCGATCTCTTTACAATTATCTAAAAATTTCTGTTTAGTAATAATTTTAGCTTTTAAATGATTGTCCCAAATTTCAATCCATTTATTACAATCCTCATTGTTATATTGATCTAGATCTTTATTTAGGTTTTTGGCCCATTTTGAAAGCTCTATTAATCTTTTCTTTTCTTTAGGTGTAAAGATTGAATCAACAAAGGATATAACATTATCTTTATTGATCTTTTGGCCGTCTAAAGTTTTAATATTCTTGCCTTTTCTGTAGTTTAGTTTTTTATTTCTCATTTTGTTTTGTCCTTTTAGTTTATAAATAAATGTGTTTTGCCGTCTAGATCTTTTTGAGTTGTAAATAAATCTATATCGAAGTTTAGTACTTGATATTTGTTAGGCTGTCCTTTAATGTAATTAATTAAATTGTTTTTATCAACTGATATATAAAAAGGTTCGCTCAATCTAGCACCCGTTGAAGTCTTCATATAAACAGAATCACAATTATTAATTTTATTTATCATTTTATTATTTTTGTTTTTCATTTTGTTTTTTCCTTGTTGTTATAAGTTATTGATTTTTCTAGCTTTTTGGATCTTAACAGCTTTTTAATGTTTTGCTGTTAGATCTATTATAATTTATTATCAACTATTATTTAAACTATTTTATTAAATTAGTTATAACCTTTTGATTTTCATACAGTTTTTATAGTTGGCGTTTTACTGTCTATTATTGGCGTTGATCTTGTGCTTTATTGGGATTAATTAAGATCTTTTAGACTCTAAAGATTCAAACTCACACTCTCTTATATCTCTCTTTTATAAGTCTTGTGTTTACTCTGGTTGTAATAAGCTACTGGGAGGGGACACCCCAAGTGTTCTTACGGATACGTTAATGTAGCTCATAAGCAGATCGGAGAGGATTTGGGAAAAATACCTGTTTACTACCGTAATTCTAAAAATCTGGGAGGCGCGGGGAGGGACTTAAGACTTTATTTTAGCTATACTATTGACAAGCATCGAAAAGTATGCTATAATATTACTATAGATAAAACATTATGTTTATTATCTAAATTTCACCTAAAAGGCTTCTCTTAGAAATAACCTTTATTATCATTCTAAATATACCTCTTTAGTTGAATCTACAGTATAACTTAAGAGGAAAAAAGAATGTCTAAGAAAAATCGAGGATCGCCTAATCTTTATAAGGGTATGCCGTCTTTAAACCCTAATGGTAGACCAAAAGGTAGTGTCAATAAGTTTACAGCTTTAAGCAGAGAGTTGATGTCTAATAAAGGGCCTGAAATTGTCCAGAAAGTAATAGACTTAGCACTCGAAGGTGACAGGACTTGTCTTAAAATGTGTATGGATAGAATCATACCAACAACTAAGGCTGTAGAATTTAGATCATCAGAAGATAAAGGCAATGTAATTATTAATGTTGGTGGTCTAGCAGAGAAAGTTATAGAAGCAGAACAGCATAAACCTTTAGATTATGAAGAGGGTGTAATAATTTCTAAATCTGAAGAAGACCAAACTTTAATAAAGATAGGCAAAGGGAATGAGTAGGGAGCTAGATGTCTCACTACACCCAGCTCAGTTAGAAATATTTAATAGTACGGCAAGATTTAAAGTCGTAAGTGCGGGTAGACGCTTTGGTAAATCTAGGCTGGCAGCTTGGATATTAATTATTAAAGCCCTACAGTCGGAGA